ATACAGAGTAATTAAGCCTAACTAGCCGATATGAGTATGTTTTAACAATTTAAAAAATAAATAATTATGAAACAAACAACACTTTACGCCATTATAATAATTATAGTGTTTACATTGGCATTTACTTTCAGTTATAAAGATGGCGCGTTATTTATTAAAACAAAAGAATGTTGTAAATGTTAAAATTAAAATGAGAGAACTTTTATCCGATTTAGAAAAAATTATAGATCATGCAAATATTGGTCAAAACATAATTCTGCAAAAAAAATTAGCAGAATTTAAAAAGAAATTAATTAATAACATTGAAGTAACTTATAAAGATGTCAAACATTAGAAGAATTAAGATTGAATATGGCGGTGTTAATTTAATTGCCGAAGGCGAATATATAAAAGGAACACTTGGAGGCTATGAAGAAGCGCCAGAGCCTAGCACCTTTGAAGTGATGGAAATTTATGCCGGTGATGCTGCAATTATGAGTATATTAGAGCAAAGCGCAATTGATGAAATTGAGCGATACGGATTAATAAAACTAAATGATTTTTTTTAATGGAAAAAGAAACTTTTGAAATGATTTACGGAATTGGATTTGCAATTTTATTGCTTACTTTTTGTTATATTTATGTAACTTATAAAAAATAAAATTTATGAAAACACAAAAAATTGGAAATATTATATTGTTTTTAATGGTGCTGTCAGTATGGGTAGTAAATACTTTTGTCAACTGGAATACATACGCTTTTGTTGTCATGTTATTGATGGTTGGCGTATCGGGGTTAAATGTTTATAGCGACTATAAAAAGAAATAGTTTAGTTAGTGTTTGAAATGGAAAAATACACCTTTGTGTTGAGGGTGTATTTTTTTTTATATCTTTACTAAGTTTAAATTTCATAATGGTTTTGGTTTAAAAAGGTGTTGCTTTAATTAGTAGCACCTTTTTTTTTATCTTTACACAAATAACTAAAACAAATTGTCATGAAAGTATTAATGTTGAAAAGTGTTGTAGATGGAAGGGAAACCCATATCCGAGGCACAATAGTGGAGGTAAATCCGGATATTGCAAAGCATTATTTAGCCGTTGGAGTGGCTGAAAAGCCAGAAGAAAAGCAAATAATAAAGCAGGAAAAGGCGTCTTTTGAAACAAAAGAACATAAAGCGCCTAAAAACAGAAGCACTAAAAAAAAATAAATGCGCCAGATTAAAATCAATTCCACAATAGGAACCGAAATAATAAGTTTATCCGACGTGAAGAACTATGTTAGAATAGATACGTCTGCCGATGATAATTTAATTACCGACATGATTATTCAGGCTCGTATCTTTTGCGAAAACTATATTTCGCGCGATATTGTTTCAAAAAATAGAACTTATTATTTGCCAAAATCTTCTGGTTTATTTGATTTGCCTTTTGCCCCGGTAACAAGCGTTTCAAGTGTTACCGCTGAAGGGGTTGCGGTTACTTTTCAAGAATTAGGTTTGGACGATTTAAGCATTCAATTAGACGGCGGCCCTGCTTTAGAAGTAAAAGCCACTTATGTAACAACTGGTATTAATGACGGCTTTATTAAACAAGCCTTATTACAGCTTGTAAGCACTCTTTACGACAATAGGGCCGACTATGTAACCGGCACAATTGTTTCGGCGGTTAAAACAGACGTTAAAAATTTATTAACTTCTTATAAAATGATGTTTATTTAATGCAATCAGGGAAATTAGATATACGGATTACCGTAAGCACTTACACAAGCGTTTCAGATGGTTATGGTGGCTTTAGCAACACGATAGCGGCAACAAACAGTTATTGGTGTAATTTTGTTACAATAAGCGGCGAAATAAGCCAGACAAACGGAAAAAGAACACTTAGCACCGAGGTTATAATAACAATGCGTAAATTGACCGCCGATAATATTAATCTTGGCGATACATTTGTTAAGGAGGGAGGCACTAAAAATTACCGTATAAATGATAAATTTGAAACCGATTTGGGTTTTTATACTCAATTAATAGCTACAAAAATAGATTAATGATAGGGGCCAAGATAGTTAGCGCAGATTTAGCACGACTAAATTCTAAGATTACTAAGTTAAAAATACTTAGTGAAAAGGAATTGTCTAAAGAGGTGGCTTCTATTGCTTTTGATGTTGCAAGAATAGCTAAACAAAGCGTCGTGGTAGATACCGGAAATTTAAAACAAAACATTACAGTAGAAGCCAAAGGCAAAACATTAGCGGTTGTTGCAAAGGCTCCTTATGCGCCTTATGTTGAGTTTGGAACCGGAGGCAAAAGAAATTTTAGCGATTTAATAGAGTTGGGAATACCAACATCTTATGCGGAAAGGTTTAGGGGCAAAGATTTAAGATCAGTAAACCTACCGCCAAGGCCGTTTTTATTTAGTAGCGCAAGAATAGGATTGTCAAAAGGACTAGAAAAAATAGAAAACAAAATTAAAAAACTTTTAAGTTAATGTTAGAATGTATTCATTTTGTGAGAAAAGCGATTATCGCAAAATTAACCGGGCAGATTGTTTTGAATGGTTCTTCTTTGCAAATTTACAATAGGGTTCCTAGCAATGCGGTTACGCCTTATATTGTAGTTTACAGCGTTTCTAATAACGAAACAGATCAAAACCAAACTAGCTTAACGATGCAAGTTTTAACGCGCATAGAGGTGGTTACTAAGTTTGTAGGAAGCAATGGCGGCGAATTAGATTGTAATTTAGCTATGAGCGCTATTTTGGCTTTAGTTAGAACACGATCCGCAGGGTATTTTGATTTAACCGCCGACGGTTTTAAAGTGTACACTAGCGAAAATGAGGGGATTAATTATTTAGAAGAAGATTTAAAAGACCATACATATTTTAGGGCAATATTAGAACTTTCAAACAAGGTTCAGCCTATTTAATTTTATAAAAATGACTACAACTGACTTAAAAATTGCTTTTATTAATTTAATAGCATTGGGTTTTAATTTCATGCAAATAGATTTATTGCTAAAGATAGTACTAACGGCAGTTGCTATTGGCTACACAACCCATAAATGGTATTTAATGTATAAAAATAAGAAATGAAAAACTTAGTTGCAAGTTGGAAAACCACGCTATTGGGCCTCTTAATTATAGGGGCCGGAATTGCTTATATTTTTATCGTAGAAGACAGTAAGGTGTTTCAATTTGCAATACTTTTAATCGTAGGAATTGGTTTTTTGTTTGCGCCAGACACGATAATTGATGGTTTGAGGTCATTAATAAAAAACAATAAAGATAAAAAATTTTAGCTATTTAGTACAATTATGTATATATAAGAAATAAAAGCATATAAATTAATTTAAAAAACAATAAAGATAAAAAATTTTAGAAAATGAAAGCTATACTTACTAGAGAAAATTTCCAAGATTTGCAAGTTCACGGATCGTTTGAATTGTTTGATAATAATGACAAAAAAGTTTTTAGTTGTAAGAATTTAGAGCTGCCATGGCTAAAAAATAAAAGTCAAAAAAGTTGTATTCCAGAAGGAGAATACAAGGTTGTTAATAGGCAAAGCGCTCAATACGGAAACCATTACCATGTTTTAGACGTGGAAAATAGAACTTTTATATTGATTCACCCCGGAAATTATAATTTTGAGATAAAGGGGTGTATATTATTAGGCGAAAAATTGACTGATATTAATGGCGACGGATACAAAGACGTAACTAATAGCGTTAAAACCATTAAGAAGTTGCTTAAATTGGCCCCTAAAGGCTTTGATTTAGAGATAAAAAGCAAATCTAAAAAAAATGAAATACTTTAGTTTAATATTTTTACTTTTATTTCTAAGCTGCGCGGCAAAAAAAACCACAAAACAAACAAAAGAAATTGTAAAAAATGACACAATTATTATAACAAAAGACCGCTATATTTATAAGGCGGTAAAAGATAGTTTTTTAATAAAAAGCCCATGCGAAACATTAGGCATTTTAAAACCTTTTAAGCAGCGATTAGTGACCGCGCAAGGCAATATAACAATAGAGGGTAAAAACAACACCATAACGGCTAAAATTAACTTAGATAGCATAGTGCAAAGTATTGAAAAGAAATACAAAAGCACAATAGTAAAAAGCACCGAAAAAGAAGCTATTGAGATTGTAAGATATAAAACGCCTCTTTGGCTAATTGTTACAGCGGCATTTTCTATTTTGCTTAATTTTGTTCTAATAAAAAAATAGTCTTTAGTTTCTTATCTTTGTAACATAAATTTTAAAATATGGCTTCATTAACCGGCAAAACAATTTCAAGTACTTACGACGGCTTACTTAAAACAATAGACGATAGCGCTTTAACATCAACGCCAAAATTATTAACCGACGGTTTAGGCAATTCTTCGGGGGTTGCTTTTGACACGAACGGAAACATAACAATAGAGGGCGATTTTAACGCATTAGGCGGCATAAAAGATAGTGCAGGAAACTTAGGAACCGCCGGGCAGGTCTTAGCATCAGATGGAACCTTAACAGAGTGGGTTGATTTAGAAGTAAGTGGAACTATAGACCAAAACGGACTAGCTAGTGAGTTAAAATATTGGTCGGGAACACAGGCACAATACGACGCTTTAACTCCAAGTGCTAATACTATTTATTTTATTTCTTAATATGGCTATTTATCAAAATACAACGGAACTATCAAAAGTCTATAAAGGGGTTACAGAATTATCTGCGGTTTACTTTGGGGCTGATTTAATATTTCCCATTTCAACAGATTATTCTGTTGAATACTTAGTAATTGCTGGGGGTGCTGGCGGTGCTTCGAGATCGGGCGCTGGAGGAGGCGGCGCTGGTGGTTATTTAACAGATTCTTTAACTCTTAGCGGTTTAACTTCTTACAGTGTTACAATAGGCGGAGGGGGTGTTGGTGGAAATAGCGATGTTCCAGATTATAAAGGAACAAATGGAAATAACACTGTTTTTTCCTCTATTACTTCTACGGGAGGCGGAGCT